CAATGTTTCTTTCTTCTAATTCTTTAATTAAGAATTGCTCTTGTAAATTAATCATGTGGCTTCCAAAATGATTTTCATATTTAAACAATCCATTTTGAATTAAAGTAACATAACCAGTTGAAGTAAAGGTTTCTACGTTAGTACCTTTTGATGTTTCGTAAGTGTAAGTTGTTGTTGTCATAATTTTGTTTTTTTGTTTAATTGATATATGCAAATATATATACTTTGTTTAGAACTACAATCTTTTTTCACAATTATTTTTCATTTATTTTTAGTTTCTCAATGTTTTCAATACTTGCAGCGCATAAAAAAAATACTTAATTTAAGGTTATAGCTTTAAAATATTCAAAAAATTTAAGGTTATAGCATAAAAAAAGGAGATATTTCTACCTCCTCTTAACCTAAACATGAAAAACAAAACTTGTTAACTGTCACAAATATAGTAAAATACTCTTTACAAAATCATATGTTTTTGCATATAATATTTTACATTATGGCGTTTTTATATGTAATTGCATATTATTTTATGTTATTCTTCATTTTCCATTGTAACCAATCAATGAAAGTTTTGTTGTTTATTTTGTACGAAGCATTCCCACACTCGCAGCTCATGTAATGTTGAATAGTTCCCGCAGCAGTTGTGTAGGTCTTTCTCAATCTAATGTTGTAGCTTCCACACTCAGGGCATTCAAACTTTTCTCCACCTCTTAATACTGCATAGTTTACTTTTTTCTTAGAATATGGTGCTATCTTTTCAAATACTTTCTCCAGGACAATTACATCCATGTCGCAATATTCAACCATTCGCTTTAAGGCTTCAGCATCTTTGTCGAATATAATACTTTTCCACATATCCATCCCTTCATGTTTTAGCTTTGCTCCAACTCCAAGAAACTTTGCGATGTAGTCCAACTTATTACTATTAAAATTAAACTGACTTTTAGCGTGTTTTAGCGTGTCAATTGATTGATACTGCGGAAACATCTCTATACCATGAAATAAACATCTTGTTCGAAGCCATTTAATATCGAATCTATCTCCATTGTGTGCAATAACTTCATCGGCTTTGTTTAGTTGTTTGATGAATGTTTTAAGTAGTTTCTTGTCGCATTGGTTTTCATCCCATTGTAAATGATGTACTTCGTCTTTTCCTTCCCATTTCCAACTAACGCAAATAATTGCTCTTTCTTTAATTATATCGTCAGGCTGAATAGTCAAGTTGTAACCACTTCGCCAAAAGATACCGATATTAAATGAGGTCTCAATATCGAAAAATAATCTTTTTCTTATCATTAGGTATAATTAAAAAGCCCAATTAAGGGCTTGTTGTTACTGTGCTATTTCAAAATGCATCCAATCGTAATTCTTCTCTCTTCCTAAACTTAGGAATCCATGCTTGTAAAAAATATCAATCATTGGCTTGTATTCTGGTCTTGCAAACCTAGCAGTCTTAGAAGTTTCTTTTAATGTGTTTCTTTGAGGGTCTAAATCAATTGCAACCCCCCAAGAATGGCGACTCAATTGCGTACCGCCTCGCATTACTCGATAGTTAAAACAACCTCCGTATTTGTTTATTCCTAATCGGTTAATTTCCTCTAATCCGTAATGCGCTAGAATATCATTAAAAACTGCAAGGAATTTATCCGCTACTAGCTTATGACATCGCATCTTTGACTGGTTTACCATCGTATAAGAATGGATAAGGTAGTACAATAGTTTTTAAATACGTTCCTTCAGGATTTGGCGCACCATATTTGGCAATTAATTCTTTTGTTGTCAACATCTATTTACATTTAGTTGTTTACTGTAAACATATTAATTGTGTAATATATCACACTTTCAATAGTTATTTCTGCTTAATCTTGGTGAAATATACTTAATTGTGCAACGGATTGCACTATCTTCTTAAATATACTTTTGCTAAAGCTATCACAAATCCAATGGCAAAACAAATAATTAGAATTTTAATAGGGAAATTCCACTTTTTCTTGATTGTTTTATACTCAGTTTTTACTTTATATTTTACAACTTCAATCGAATCTCGTTTAATTTTATATTCCGTTTTAATCTGATACCTCGTTTTAGGCACAAATACTTCATTGTAACGCACTATTGTGTCATACTTGGTAACATACTTTACCCATTCATTATTTATGTAAATAGAATCAATCTTTTGAATCTCGATTGTATCGGAAATTGTTTCACATCGCATTCCTTTTTTAACTGCTTTTCCGTAATGATACGAAGCGGAGCAGCCAGTCATAAATATAAGCCAAAGGATTGAGATTAAACAAGCCCAAATAAATGCTATTAAATGAGAGAAGTTTATTTTCATTTTTCTAATTTTTTACTGAATGAATCTGAAATCTTACTACCTACCGCTACTGAAAGAAAACCGAAGAATACTTCAGTATTAAAACCATGCATAAAAAAATCTATTAAGCCAACAAGCACACAAATAGAAAACGAAGTAAACATTGTAAGCGAAGTTCTTGACCATTTGCCTTCCTTTTTTAAAGTATCACGAAATAAACCTTTTATTTTTTCTATCATTTGGGAGTATCGCAATTAGTTTTTCTTTTATCTCCACCTTGCTATGCGTTGATGCTTGACGTATTTCTTGGTTTGAACTTAGGCAATTGAATAGTTTGTCTTCTACGGAGTTCAACCTGGAGTTCATCCAAATTAATGCGATGACAGTCATTCCTAAAGCACCATGTTTCTTAATTGTTTCTAAAATTTCAAGCATTGTTTGTGGTTTATAAAAATAGTATTGAATCGTTGAATCCTTGCGTTTGTTGAACCGATGGTCTAATGTCTGAATCTCGATTTAATGGTGAAATGAAATTGGGAAATAAGTCTTTATTCATATCCAAATATTTCCAAAGTCTTGACTCGTAGAAACTAGCTTTTTGTGCGTAATGGTCTTGTACAAAGTTTACTTCACCTTGACTTACATTATTCGAATAGTCTCCGTTTTGCGTTTGAATTCCTTTATTTTTAAGTTGGTAAGATAAACCAAAAGCAGCATCTTCAGCACTTCTCCATGCAATAGCAGGTTGAATATAAGTAACTAGTTCTTCTTCTTCGGGCAGTAAAGTTTGGTCATTGTATGCAGCCAAAATATAGTTATAAAAATAAGTCCCAAGAATAGGCATTATTCTCATATCGCTTTGAGTCTTTATAAAAGGAACGATGTTATTAACGTCAATATTTGCAGTAATTGGCGTTTGTGTTTTTAAGTAATTTTCAGTTACAAAGTATATCATAGCATAGGAGTTGAAGGAGTTGAAGAACTAGATACGTCACCGCCCTCTACTGGAGGAAGACTTGCTAACTTACGAATCTCGTTTTGTGTCATTGAATCAAGAACTTTATTAGCAACTAAAGGAGACATTGCATTCAAAGCGTCTGAAGTAGCAGTAGAAGTTACGTCTAATTCAACAATCGTTTCGTTTACGATTTGGAAATTATTAATAACTAGCTTTGCATTGATTTTGCAGATGTCTAAAATCTCGTTGAAGATTTCTTCGATTGAGTTACGCAAAGGAATAATACTATTTTTTTCAAAGATTACATACGATTGTTTAATGTCGCTTCCGCTTCCAAGTTTACCGCTTACTCTAATTCCCATCAAGATAGGGTCGATGATATGCGCTTGACATATTTTAGAATCTATGCTTTCCGTTGTAACCTGGAACAAGTTATCGTTTGAATTGGTAGGTATTGCTTCAATCGTTGGTAGAGATTCTTTATTGTTAGCAAAGAATGCGATTGCTTTTCCTGCGTTTGTCGCTCCTTTTGCTCTATCGATTGTTGTTTTAATAGAGTTCTTTTCTTCTTCGTTTTGTGGTTTCTTCGGAAACATCATTGCAAACGATGGGAAGATACTATTTTGAATGTTTGACTTTTGCAAATAAGACATTTCACCATCTAAAAAAGCCCAATTCATACACGATGAATATTGAGGTAACGTGTAAACGTCTTGTCCTACTGAATAGTCCTCATAGCAATATAAGAATTCAAGTTCTTTTGTGTTGAATCTATAAGGCTTAATTGTTTGAATGTTTATTTGAGTAGACCAATCGTCACATATGTAGTATAAATCGTTTGTTGCATTCTTTCTTACTTTATCAGCTGCGATGTGCTTACAAAATATAAGCGTTCCCGTTTGATTAAATCGCAAGTGAAAGTAAACTCTACCATGAATGATTTTTTCCTTAGTTACTGCGGGTAAAATTTTCTTTAGATTCATTCGCTTTTCAAATGCGTAGATGTCTACTTTCTCCATTGGTGAAGCAGTCGCAGAATATTGCAATTCGTACCCACCGCCAACTGTTGCATTTGTTTTAAAGTCTACAATCGCACCATGTAAAGGCGAAGTGTAATACATTTGATTTAAAAGTTGTGGATAAAGATTGTCGTTTCCAAATCTAACGAAATTACCTACGTTTAGCCTAGCATTTACATAAGGTAAAGATAAATCTCCTCTTCCTACTTTTAAGAATGGTGTAGAGAATGCTTGATACCCTCCCAATTCTTGTACTTCTACGGCTTTATTTGCACCGAATTCGAATCCTAA